GCAACTCGGTCATCTATCCACCATCGTCCAAGCTACCAAACATGCAGGCATCGTATCAGCGCTCCCGCCAGAATGACATTCAGTAGCATCGACGCCAGCAAGAGACGCCGGTACCGCAGTGTTTCGCGATACGGCGTCCAGGCGTTCTGTTTGAGCACGTCTTCATTGTCGATCATTGGTTTTGCTCAAGCGCGCACCTTCGATGTGGATTTCGGCGCGGATTTCGCCTACGCCGCAAGCGGCGTTTCGGGCGGTCGCCAGCCGCCCCTCGTCAGGGCGAATCATTCCGGGTTTACTCCGACCTGGCGGAGCCACTCGCGGTCGATTGCTTCGAACCGCCGGTCCACGAGCCATTCGATCAGAGCCTCGAGGTATGCCTCGAGGCTTTCGCACGATTCAAACTGCGGCTTAGGCTGCATTGCGCTTGCTCGCATTGATGTAGGCAGTGACAACGAATGACCGCACGTCATCGGCTTTCACTGCGTTTCCGTGACGCTCGGAGGCCGTTTTCAAAACCGCGGCATAAACATCGACCAACGCCGTCGTTTCCATCACCAGACGCGCACTGAACTCGGCGACCGCGGGCGCGAGGCGCTCGGCGGCTTTCGCCGGCGCCGGCGGCGCCATGACCGCGAGCGTCCCGTCTCCCTGCTCTCCCGCCTTGCGGCGGTTGACCATGTCGAGCGAGGCCTTCAGCTGCTGCTCGAGCGTGGACTCTGCGGCCGGCGAAAGCTCGGGCTTGTAATAAGCCCGCTCGGGGAGCTTTGTCTTGAAAGGCGCGGGCGGCCGCGGCGCTTTCGGCGCCGCCAGCTCGACTGGCTCGCTTGTCTCCCGTGAGACTTCGAACTCGGTGAGGCGGCCGTTCTTGCGCTTGCAGATGAAGAAGCACTCGCCTTGCGCCAGGTGCAGCGCCTTGATCCTGGCCGAGGTCAACGGCGAGACGTACATCACGCGGCCGTCGGTGGTGGAGAACATGTGGCGGTCGTCGCCGCCGTCGAACTGGCTGGGGAAGACGCGCGGCTCGGTGAAGCGCAGCGCGACCTCCACCGGGCGGTCGAATTCGAATTTGATGATGTCGCTCATTAGCTGCTCCACTCCTCGCAATCGCCGTTCTCATGCGCGGCGACGGCGCGACCGCAGGAATCACAGGTCAGCGTCCTGATAGCAGTCAGGACGGCCTCGGCATCCAAGTACACCTGGTCGAACGAGCGCCGGCGGATTGGTCCGGCAATCTGGTGGCAGCCGATGTCTTTGAGCAGGGCGTGCGCTTGGTCGAGTTCGTCGACGGCATTCTCGAGCTGCGCGAGTGCGGCGGCGTATATCTCGAGCGGTGTTGATTTCATGATGGCGTTCATTAGAATGACCTCCGCGATGTGACGAAGTGCGAGCCGAACGTCCCGCGGAAGCGGGGGCGGCCGGTTGGAAAGGCGCGCAAGAAATCAGCCGCGGCACTTGTAACCGCGGCTTCCGCCTGTTTGCGTTCAATCACGGCAAGTGCCTCTTCCATGCAGTCGTCGCAGCCCATGTAGTCGAACTCGGGAACGCGCGTCAGGCGCTCGCCTCCGCGCCCGCAGTTCTCGCAGCGGTCAACGGAGGCCGCGATTTCGCGGCCTTCGTCCCAGTCGATGTAATCGATGGTTTCCATTAGAATGCACCTCGCACGGCGTCGGCCGGAACGATCAATACCCTTTCGGTGAAGCCGTCAGAACCGCGGAGAAACAAAGCCGTCGTACGCTTCACTTCGCCACCCCATGTCACCTCGAGAACCGAAAAGCCCGTCGTACCCAACGCGGCCTGAACATCCGAAATCCACTTTACTGTCTGCATTTCTTTTCTCCTGGTTTAAAGCCCCTCGGCTCTATTAAAAGTATAGTATGATGATTATGAGGAGTACAAGAACAAAATGAACCTAGGGGGTGAAATACTATATGATGAGAATGATGACAACGACAAACGCGGAAGCGATGGTGAAATGCCTGCGCTGCGGGCATCAGTGGGTGAAGCGGACGCCGGATCGCCCGAAGGCGTGCCCGAATTGCAAACAGACGCGATGGGATCAGCCAAGCCGGTGGGCCCAGGCTTCATCTACATCCTCAAAACGACGGATGGCCGCCTCGTCAAAATCGGCTACACCACCAATCTCGAAAGGAGAGTAATGCAGTTGAAAAGTCAAGTTAGCGTCATGTTGCTAACTGATCTTGAAGTCCTGACCACGTTTCCAGGTACGCGCAGAGACGAAACGTTATTGCATCGACGCTTCAGCGAGTTCAGACAGCGCGGCGATTGGTATAACGCCGGTTGTTTAGATGCCCTAATGAAGATGGATCTTCCACCTTCGGTTGAGTCACTGCGAGTTCCAACGGTTGTTCAATTGACGCCTGCCAAATTGGCTCAGACGCCTGCCAAATTGCCTCAATGCCGCGAAGCTCGCAAACAATCGGTGATTATGCGCCATGAGAAAAACCCTGCAGCCGTCGCGCTAGCGAACCTCCGCACGGCATCGATGACGCCTGCGCAACGTTCAGAAAGCGCCCGCACTGCGGGCCTCGTAGGTGGTAGGGCTCGCGCTATGAAACTCACCCCCGAGCAGCGGAGCGAGATCTGTCAAAAAGCAGGAAAGAGACGCTGGGACGAGCTTACCCCCGAGCAGCGGAGCGAGATCTGCCAAAAAGCAGGAAAGAGACGCTGGGACAAAAAAGAAGGGAGTCGATGAGCGAAACGCAGTTTTATGTCCTGTGCGCCATTCCGTTGGTGGGCATCCTGCTCAATGGCGGTTTATTTATTTACTTGGGCGGCCGCGTCGACGGATTGACGAAACAGGTCGGCGAACTGTCAAGCAGGGTAGCTGTGCTGGAGGATCGGCATGCCAGGTAAGAATGCCGCAAAGAAACATCCCGGTGCCGTAGCCCTGGCGAAGCTCCGGTCGGAATCGATGACGCCGGCTGAACGATCGGAGAGCGCCCGCACCGCGGGGCTGGTGGGCGGGAAAGCCCGAGCTAAGAAGTTGACCAAAGCGCGGCGCAGTGCGATCGCCAAGAAGGCGGCCGCCGCCAGGTGGGGGAAGAAGGCGAAGTGACCCAGGAAGAAATGCAGTTTATCGAAAACCTGTTCCGTTCATTGGAAACGGAAATGAATAGCCGCTTCGATCACGTTGAGGCTGAAATGACTCGACGTTTCGACGCCGTTAACGCCCGGCTGGATCACACTAACGCCCGCATGGACCGGATCGGCGGGCTGGTCAACGGTGGCGGCCGGGCGATCGCCAAGATGATCGAGTGGACGGAAAAGACGGACGTTTCGCTCGCCGACGTGCTGCGCCGTCAGGGGGCGCTCGAGGAACGTGTGCGGAAACTGGAAGGCAAGTAGCCGTACAATAGCGGCAATATGGCAGCAAAGAACTCACCCGCCCGCGTGAAAGTCTTCCTCGACGCCTACGCCGGCAGCGGCAGCGTGACGGTCGCGGCGAAGGCCGCGGGCATCAGCCGGGAAACACATTACGCGCGCCTCGATAAGGATCCCGAATACCGCAAGGCGTTCGAATCTCTCCAGGACCAGGTCGGGCAGTACCTGGAGGACGTCCTGGTCGACCGCGCGGTCAACGGCACCAAGCGCCAGCTCTTCTGGCGCGGTAAGCCGGTTAAGACGCGCGATGGTCACCTGGTCTACGAGGTCGACTACGACAATAATCTCGCCACGGTGCTGCTGAAACGCTTCCGGCCGAAGCTCTACCGCGAACATATCGTGCAGGAACACTCCGGCTCCATCAATCTCGTCGAGCGGCTCGAGCAGGCGCGTGCCCGCCTGGTCGCCATGCGGCGCGAAGAAGACGAAAAGAAGACGGGCTAGGCGCCGCCCACTCGAAACTGCGCCCGCGGCCCCGTGTTTATTGGCCGGAATGAGAAGTAGTGGTGTGTTTTGGCGGGCGGTTTCGTGTCAGATATGTCAGACGGGACGTGCCTTTGTCCACAAAAAGCGGAATGTGCGCAGTCTTCAGAGTGTCGACAAATTAAGAGTCGGCTATCTCCAATTCTTTAATCGTGCGCTGCGGTCCTGGTTCGCCTGCTCGGTGAGCTCCGCATAAATCATCGTGCTCTGAATACTCGCGTGGCCGAGATGCTTCTGTACCTGTGTGATGTCTTCTCTGAATACGGAAAGCATGATCGTCGCGCAGGTATGCTTCAGCGCGTGAATATGGGCCTTTTCGCGGGGAATATCGACCATTGCGCAATACTTCTTCATCAGTTCGTCCAGCCGCTGCTCGGAAATCGGGGAACGCTGGCGCGTGATGAACATCGGGCCAGTAGCCCATCCGCGCTTCTTGATCCACTTGCGGATCGCTACGGCCGCGGCCGGGATCAGCAGAGTGTCGCCGCCTTTGGACCCCTTAAGCCGCTCGATCACGAGGTAATCCTGATCGGCCCGGCGGCCTGGCCGATAGTCGCGCATCTGGATCATGCCGATCTCGCTCGCACGCAGGCCGTGATGATACGCCACGCGGAAGATGGCCTGGTCACGGGTATCCGTGATAGTCCGTAAAAGTGCCTGTATCTCGTCTGGATTCAAGTACTTAGGGACAGGTTTCCCGTTGGGTCTGAGCCGGGGCTTATAGATATTGTCCCCTTCCGGATTGCGCGAATCTACCAATTTGCCAATGTTTTTCATGATTTCACCCACTTCTTCGTTATTCGTGTCAACGTAATCCCCGGCTCGACGGCATACTAAATATTACTATGTTGAGTTGGCTGGATGAGCAAATCGACAGAATGCAATGCCTCACGCTCGATGAGATCAACGCGTTGCTGAAAGCTGTCAAAAGCCCACGCGGAGCTGGCCGCGCTGATCGCGGCGTTGCTCGGCTAGCTCACCGGGCGAGCCTGGTACCGTGCGCCGACGCAAAAATAGCGGGGCGCCGAGTGGGCGCCCC